TGGCCCGTAAGATCCGTTTTAATGGCGACGCTAACACTGCTAACAGCAAGTTTGCCGGTCTTACCAGTGCGGACGTTCAGATCCTGCATGGTATCGCTAAGGGACTGAAGAACGGCCCTAGCGAAGAGCTCGAGAACGCCTTTAACCACGTTTCGCGGAATTACATCAATAACACCAAGAATGATGCGATTCCCTACCGTAAGGCCACGCAGAACGAAGGCGCAGCGGGTTATGGCCAGGAACTGGTTGGTGTTCAGTACGTTAATGAGCTTTGGGACGCTGCTCGCCAGGATTCGCGCGTCTTTAGCCTGCTCGATACGTTCGAAATGAACCAGGCCAGTGCTTATCTGCCTGTTGTCGCAGATCTCCCCGAACCCCAGTTCCTGGGTGAGAACACTACGGAAAACTCGTTCCTTAGCGGCACTGGCCGTGTTGGTTCGAATCGTGTCCTGGTTTCTGCCAAGAAGATGCTTATTAACCAGATTTGGACCTATGAACTCGAAGAGGACGCTATCATTCCGTTCCTCCCGTTCATTCGTGCGCAGATCGCTGCAAGCCTGGCTTTCTATAGCGATGCTGTTGTCCTGAATGGTGATACCACTAATGCGGCTACCGGCAACATTAACCTGGATGATGCCGATCCCGCCGATACCAAGTATTACCTGGCTTTCGATGGCCTGCGTAAGGTTGGCCTGGTGGATAACACGGCTAACAGGCTTGATGAAGGCGGTTCCCTGGACCTTAGCTCCATTGCTGCCCTTAAGGGCCTGATGATGGACCGTTCTAACCTGATTGACTGGGGCCATCCGGTTCGTTCCAGCGATCTTATCTTCGTTTGCGATCCCCAGACGGCGGATAAGCTGGTTCAGTTGGATCAGGTCGTTACCGTGGATAAATTCGGGCCGCAGGCTGGTGTTCTTACCGGCCAGGTCGGAAATATCCTTGGACATCCCGTTATTTCCACGATGGCGATGGGTCTTACCGAAGCAGACGGTAAGATTTCGACCACTTCGGCCAATAACACCAAGGGGCAGCTTATCGCCTTCAATCGCAATGCGTTTAAGGTCGGTCTGAAGCGCCAGGTGGCTATTGAACTCGAGCGTATGCCCGGTATGCAGCAGTCTCGCCTGGTTGCTTCGTTCCGCCTGGGTCTGGGCCGTTATAGCCCCTCTGGTGCGGCTTCTGGCATTGAAGGCGCGGCTGTCCTGTATAACATCAGCCTGTAAGGTGCAAACTAATGCAAGTTGAAGCAATTGCATCCAAAGGGCAGATTGTTCCGTTTATCTTCTGCCAACATAGCGTGGCTAATAGCCAAACTGATGTTCAATTGAACGTCATTGAGGCCGGTAACCAGACTTTGGCCGTACAGGGCATTTCTATGCCTTTTGCGGGCAGTGTCGTGGGTATGTCGGTGGATTTGTCTGCCGCTGCTACAGCAGGCACGCTATCTGTTGGTGTTACCGTTGGTGGAACAGAACAATCCGCTTCCACGCAGACGATCACGACGGCTATTGCTGCCCGTGCAGTATTTGGCAGGAATTCTATCGCGCTTGCCGCAGGCGATAAGCTGGGGGTTGAAATTACCTCTAATGCGGGATGGAATGGCACTAGCAGTGACCTGCTGGTTGTCGTTTATGTCCTTATCGATGCAGCGGGCATCTAAATAGCATCGCCGGTAGGTGGCTGGGTGGTTAATAGCCATCCAGCCACTTGCCTTATCCAGGGGGACTTATGGATCTGTTGTGTATCAGGCGCTTTAGCTCTAGCTCTGGTGTATTCTTCCCTGGCGACATCGTTAGCGGCAAGATTGCACTTCAGGTAATGAATGAAAGCCCGGATAGCTTTGAAGTTATCCAGCCAGCCAAACAGGATGAAATTAGGCCTGTTGAAATCGTACCTATGGACAAAAGCATTCGCAAAGTGAAGCTTGCCCGTAAGGACTCGAGCAATGGCGATAACTAATGGGTATGCCACGCTAGCAGAGCTAAAAGCACGTCTAACTATCGCACCTAGTGACACAGTAGACGATTCGATGCTTGAAGCCGTAATCGAGAGTGCATCCAGGGCAATTGACCGCTGGTGTAATCGGCATTTCTATCAAGCCGTGCAAACTCGTTACTTTTATGTGGTTTCTAGCGTCCTGGCCATCATTGATGACTGTATTAGCATTTCTTCCGTTGCCACTGATAGGAACCTGGATAGAACCTGGTCCACTGTTATTACTGCAAGCCAGTATGAACTAGGGCCATTGTCTAGCCCGCAATATGGGCTTCCCTATTGCGAGTTGCGTATCAAGCCGCTTGCCAGCGAATCATTCGACCTTGGCAAGGACATGTTGAAGATAGCAGGCACCTGGGGCTGGTCTGCTATTCCCGATCCTGTAAATGAAGCCTGTTTGTTGCTGGCATCACGTTACTTCAAACGTAAGGATGCGCCATTTGGTGTTACTGGTGGCGGTGATGTGGGCCAGGCGATCGCTATTCGTGGGGTAGACCCAGATGTTAGCGTTTTGCTTAGTGGATATCGCAGAATTGCTATAACGGACCTGGTATGAATGATCGTTTTACCCTGAAGATACAGGGGTTGCGCAAAATGGTAGATCGGATGGATTTCCGGGCTCCATTAAGCAACACGCTGGGTAAATTCATTCGTGCTTCTGGTGAAACGATTGCAGGTGAAGCCAGAGCAGCAACCCCAGTGGACAACGGTACACTTAGGGCTAGTATCGTTAGTAATTACACGGAAGAACCCGGGTTCTATAGTGCTGTAATCGGTTCTAATGTGTCCTATGCCCCGTACATGGAATATGGTACGGGAACCCAGCATGACCACCCAAATTGGCCACGCAAGCCCCATAGGGTAGCCCCTGAAGCCCTGGTTGCGTGGGCTACCCGTAAGCTTAGAGGAACGGGCAAGGATGGCCAGCCCCTGACGCCTGAAGCCCTCGCCAGGCGTGCGGCTTTTGCCATTATGGCTAGAGGGGGCCTGAAGCCTCGCAGGATGCTGCGAAATGCCTTTAATCGCCTGGGGCCGTATGTGATAGAGGGCCTGGGTAGAATAACCAGGGGCATTATCAACGGGAGAACGGGATGATCATAGGTAATATCAGGGAAGGCCTACGGGTAAGGCTTGCTACCATTACGGGCCTTAGAACCTATGCGGAAATACCCGAAAGCATCAATGTACCCTGCGCAATTGTGGGGGTTCCTACAGAAATCAAGTTTGATGCCACGTTGAATCGTTCCAACGATTCCGCTGTCTTTCCAGTGCGCCTTATGGTTGCCAAGGCCCTGGATCGCAATGCACAGCGGGCATTAGATGTCTATTTGCAGTCTACTGGGGCAAATTCAGTCAAAACAGTAATAGAGGCTGATAGCCAATTGGGTGGTGCCGCTAACACTTTGATGGTTGAACGTGTCAGCGGGATCGGGGTTTATAATATAAGTGGAGTTGATTATCTGGGTGCGGAATTTCAGGTGAGGGTATGGGGATGATCTACATTGCCCTTAAAGGCGCCAGCCACGATCCTGCGGGCTTTAGTTGCGGGCCTGGCGGCATTATTCCCGCTGATCTTGTTCCTGTTTTCCAGCATGCTATCGATGCAGGCGAAATTGTAGATAGCATGACGTACTTTGACCTGGCTAACGAAGATATTAGTTTGCCGATGGTGGATATTTCTACAGTTAACGCAGAAGCCATGGAGGGTTTGGACTAATGCCTTTTATTCGTGGCGGTTCTGCTCATGTGATGGTTGGTTCGCACAACCTGACGCCTTTTACCAATAATTGCAGCGTTCGTATGGATGCTGGTTTGGTTGAAAACACTGTTTTCGGTGATACATACCGAGACTTTCAGGAAAACATCCAAACTGCCACGGTAAGCATCAGTGGCTTTTATGATGTCCAGGCTTATGGTGCCCCAGGAACTGGCGCTGGTTCGGACGATATTGTTAGTGATCGGGTTACTTCAATCTCGCCTGGTATCCTGGCTCTAACCAATACCATCGATACCACGAAGGGATATGCCCCTATTACCGTTGCATGGGCAGGTAATACTGGCGGAAATACCTGCTTTGTGGGGGCTGTTACGTCTGCCGATTACGATACGGGCAATGATGTAGGTGGTTTGACCAGTTTTGCTGCAAATTACAATTGCGCAGCATCGTGGGAAGCATCCCTTGCAGGAACTAAGGGAACCACCCAGAAATCTGGCTTTAGCAGCCGTGGGGTTATCCTGGCCCCTCTGGCGACATACAGCAGTGGCGGATTCATTGGCAATGAACACGATAATGGCGCTGCAACTCTAAATGGTGTCATTATCAATTTGCACGGGCAGTTTGTTGGTTCTTCTGGAACCTGTACCGTTAGGGTTGAACATTCCACTAGCCCTGGTGGTGTTGGTGCCACTACCGTTGCAACTTTTAGCGATTTGACCACTGTTACCGGCCCTTATGGGCAGAGCCTTATCATTCCGGGCACGATTAACCGTTATGTGCGGGCTTTTCTTGTTAGTAGCATGACCGGTGGCCAGACTTTGGCCGTTTCTTACGCCAGACTGTAGGGAGGGCTAATAATGGCATTTATTCGTGGTTCTAAGGCAACAATCACTTATAACTCGGTTGCTTTGACCAACTTCGTTAACCAATTCAGTATGTCGCGCGAAAGCCAGCTTATCGACATTACTACGCTGGGTGATACGTTTTCCGAATCGCAACAGAACCTAAAAAGCGCCAGGATCACCATGTCTGGCTTCTTTGATACGGCTGCATCTAGCACGCCTGATACCGTGCTTTCTGCTGCCCTTCTGGCGGGCACTAGCGCATCGCTAATTATTACTTACGTTGGAGCGACCACCAGAACCATTACTTGGGCTGGTGCGCGTGTTGCTAGTTACGAAATCACGGCTGTAACCGATAACCTGGTTGCGTGGTCGGCAGAAATCCAGACTACTACCGTCGGCACCTATTCGTAACGGAGGACCAATAAATGCCATTTATTCGTGGTGGAAACGCTACTTTGGTCCTGGTTAAGCCTGGTCCTACTACTCAGACGCTTACCACGCAGGTTAATAACCTGAGTATTAGTTTTGATTCTGGTTTGACCGAAACTAGCGTGCTTTCTGATACATACAGGGATTTTCAGGAAACTATCCTATCGGGCACCATTACAGTTAGTGGTTTCTTTGACGATACCAGCGTTGGAGCAACAGCAGGCGCGGATTACTTTCTTGGTGATGCCATCAATAACGATAGCCTGCTGAATTGGTCTGTTGTATTGGGAACTGGCACTACCCGCACCTATCGCAATAGTGGTTATTCAACCTCGAGCCCTAGCACGTCGCATGGTGCTCGCATTGCCAGTTACGAACAGTCTAACGACGTTGGCGGCATTGCAGCCTTTAGCATGACGTTGAACATTCACGGAACGTGGGAAGTGGTCTAATGAAGCCTGAATTGAAAGCCCTTCTGGCCCCTAAGCAGCAAGTGATGGAACTTGCGCCTGGTGTAGAGGTTCGCATCAAAGAACTTAGCCTGAAAGAGCGCATTAAGTGGCGGGCCAGCGTCCTGGATGGCGAAACCCTGAAACCTGAATGGGTGCAATCGCTTCTTCAGGCTGCTGTTATGGATTTGGATGGGGAACCCATTTGGGCTTCTGTGGACGAAGTAGATGGGTCAGAAGCCATCCTTACCCAGTTGCTTAAGATGGTCCAGGCCGTAAATGGCCTGAATACTGAAGCTGTGGATGCCGCAGAGGGAAACTAATACTGCTGCCCGAAATCCGCGTGGCAATGAAGCTATGCAGGGAACTAGGGATGACGCTAGGGCAGCTTATGGACCAAATGTCATCTGCGGAATTCGTCTTATGGGTTGGCTTGTTTCAAGCAGAGGCAAAAGAAGAAGCCGAAAGGCAAGTAAGGGCTAAGGCAGCAGCAAAAGCGCAACGTAGGGGATAACCGTGGCAGACGAATCTATTTCAGTAAAAATTGATGGTGATGCCAGGGGTTTTATCAAAGCAAGTGCGGAAGTTGCTAAAGCTGCCGAAAAGATGGCAGATACAGCAGAAGCCGCAATGGGTGATGCTGCTAAAGCCGCAAACAACCTCGAAGAAGAAATAAAGCAAGTAGGTAATGAGGCGGCGAAAGCAGCCCCAAAAGTAGACGGGCTTAATAAGTCACAGAGTGATTCCGCGAAAAGCAGTAAAGAAGCGGTAAGTGCATTTCAAAGCCTGAAAAATGCAACTAATGCGGCATTTGCAGCAATCATCACCAATCCATTTGGACAATTCGCAGCAGCCGTTGCTGTTGTAACCAAAGTCATCAATGAAGCCACAGAATCAGAACGGGAAGCCGCTGCAATGTTTGCGGCTTTCGGAAAAGATACAGCGGGGCTTGAAAAGACTTCCCGCCTGGTAAAAGAACTGGCAGATAGCACTGGCCTGTTTGATGAAGGCAATATTGCAGCAGGCGCAGCAGCCCTTAAAGAATTAGGGGCCACGCAAGGGCAGATTGAAGCCCTGTTGCCCGCTGCAACCAATCTTGCTGCTGTTTATGGCACAACCATACCTGATGCTGTTAAACGCCTGGCAGGTGGCATTGTAGGTAGCACTGAAGGCCTGCGCAATTTCGGCATTAACGTCAAGAACAATTCAACCACTGCCGAAAGATACGCTGCCATCCTGGAACGAAATGCCAGGGCCACCGAAGAAACAAAGCGGCTTTCAGATGGCCTTACGGGTTCCATGGCCCGCCTTGGTGTTGCAACCAATGAAGCGTTTGGCTCATTTGGTGAAAACTTCAGTGGCGCATTAACGCTTGCCATCGATGGCCTTACAAAACTGCTTCAGGCCATTGCTCTAATCCCGCCAGCGGTTAAACTCGTTGCAGAAAGCATTGTTGGCCTTAGTGGCAATATTGCCATTGCTATGGGTTCCATTGGGGAATCCTTGGAGAATCTATTTACAGGCAAGGGATTCAAAAGCCCGAAAACTGATATGTTCTGGAACGCCTGGCGTAAGCAGGGCCAGGAATCCATTGATAAAACCTATAACGAATTCCAGAAGCGCCTTGGGGCCCTTCTTGGTGGGCCTACTGGCGCAGCTGTAGGAACTAATGGAATCCCTGATGTATCCAGTGGTTTGATTAAGCCACCAGGTGAGGAATCCTCGCCTGATGCCAAGAAACCTAAGACATTGTTGGAACGTGCGCAGGAACTTGCACGAACCATGATGTTGTATGGCAAAACCCAGGCAGAAGCGCAGGCGGCGGCTGGCGAGGAAATTCTAAAGGGTATTAATGCATGGGGTTTGAAGACTAAGCCTGGCCAGCCTGTTGTCGCTATCGGTAGCGCAGCAGGTGCACTAAAGCGCCAGCAAGAAGCCGGATTCCCTGGTGTTGATACCAGTAAAATATCGATGAACGATATTATGGCCGTTTTCGGATTTACCAGTGGTGGACAGCAGGCTAGCCGTCAAAATTTGATTACCGAAAGACTTTCCAAGCTGGAAACTCTACCTAGTGACTTTGCTAATATTTCTGACAAACTTGCGCTAGTTGCAGATGCTATCCGCCTTGCAGAATTAAATGTTAGAACGGCTCTGCCTGGTGACGAAGAAGAAGCCGCACGCAAGAACCTGCGCGACCTTAAGAACCAACAAACTAACCTTCTTAAGACGCAATCGGACATAAACGGGCAATTTCTTACCAAGTTTGCCGATGTCCTGAGTAGTTTTCTTGGCCAGTTTGCAAGCACGATAGGTGCATCATTTGCAGGCGGGCAAGGCGCAACAGGCGGTGATAAAGCCAGAGGATTTGCTGGTTTATTGCAAGGTGGCCTTGGAATCGCTGGAATGGCAGCAGGCCAGGCCACAATGATGCTTGGATCTATAACTGTCCCGGTTGTAGCGGTCATTGCTGCTGTTGGTTCGGCTATTGGTGTTCTTGGCAATATACTTGGTGGATTTTTGGACCAAACAGATCAGAACTTGGAAATAGCTAAAGAACAATTGCAAGTTGCCAGAGATTCGCAGACTAGACTTGCACAAATTCAGGCTAACACTGGTAAATCCATAACTGAAGCAGGATTATCCGCTGGATTCATAACTGAATCACAAGCGGCTATTGAATCTCTTTTTTCTGGATTGCGGTCAGTTGCTGCATCAAATATGGGCACTTTGGGTGTTACTGGTCAAAAATTTGGAACTGTTGGCCAAATTCAAAATAAAATCACTGATTATTTGCAGGCTAATCCAGATGAGCTAAAAAGAATTGTTGAACCATTTGTAAAAGCAGGTGGTTCTGATAAGGCACTTACGGCTCTAACATATGCCCTTAGAGACTTGCCTGGTGAAGTTGGAGATGGCTTCTTTGGATTATTGCCAGAACAACGTAATTCTTTCATCGATGAGCTAGTAAAAGTATTCGGTGGTCTATCTGGTATGAAGAAAACAGAAGAAGAAAGAAAGTTTGATGCAGAAATGGCTGCAATTGGCTCCACTCCAAGAAATCCGGTCTATGTATACGATGTGACGCCTAAAGAAGAGCAATTTACATTTGCTCCTAGGGAAGCGTTCTTCCGGGCTGCATCGATGCGCCAGCTAGGATACAACGACGTTAATCTGTCAGCCGCACGGGCATAGGTGGGCAAATGATCACTAGAGAACGGGATGCAGGTAGGACGCTACCCAGCATTGTTGATAGCCAGGCCATGGGCCTTACCTTCAGCTTCAGGATTGCGGATACCAACGGGGTAAAGAACAGCAATACGAACTGGGTCTATTACGAACTGCCCGCATCTGCTGTTGTAAGCAGGAATCGTTCTTGTTCGTGCGATCAGATGTCGCAGCAAGTTAGTCTGACGATTCTTGAAGACCTGTTGCCCGATTACTACACCATCCAGCCTTTTATGGTGCTGGAAATTGATTTGGTAGATAGGGATGGGTTTCGATGGCCGTACCATACCGGGCCTATCGATAGCATTAGAGAAAGCTACAACATTGTAGATAACAGCATCAGAAAGACGCTTGAAATCAACTCGTTTGGTGTTTTGCAGAATACCAAGGATGCTTTCTACATTGCGCAATATTGGAGCCCTGCAACTAGCACTTTTACAGGCAACCTTACGGGCTATGCCACGGTAAAGCACTTCAGTTACACGGGCATTGGTCGCGTCCCTGGTACAGTGCAACTTATTGATGGCAGCATGAACAGTGCGGAAGTGCTTACAACGGGCACTTTCCCTGGTGTTGTTGTTTCTACCAATAGCGATTTCAGTGCACCGTATACCCGTGGGGTACAGTACGAAATAACCAATAGCGCAGGCGTGCTTCTGGTTCCAGCCACTAGCAAGAATGAGCCACTGTATATCAAGTGGATTATTACCGAACCAAATGCGCAGCTGTATATCAAATTCTGGACAGTGGACTATTTTGCTGTATCCAGAACCACGCTTGCTTCTTTTCCCGCAATTATTCGTCTGCCTGATTACTCGCAGGCATTTACTTACGCTTTGCAGCCGCCTTTAAAGCGGTATCTGTGGGATGACTTCGTTACTACCATTGCTAGTGGGGCAACCACTACAATCGTTACACCAATCGACACTTCAGGCTATAAACTCATTGCGGGTAACCCTGCTGGGGCTCCTACTGAATTTGTGGAATGGCAGCGGGCAGATACAGGCGCCAGGGAAGTTAGGCAGGTATCTAGCATCAATGCGGGCACTGGGGCCGTCACTGTAAGCTCTGCTTTCTCTTCTGCGCCTGTTGCAGGAGATTACTTGCGTGTTGTGACGACCAGGCCGTTCCCTAGCTTTGAAAGATTCAATAACAACCAACTTTCTGGCCTACAGAACCAACCAACATTTGCGAAAACGTCTGGTGGTACGTCTTATTCAAAAGGTGGATTTGAAGTCAAACCAGAACAGGGGATCGTGGTTCCAACTTATGGAAATCACTTTGATAGTAGCACTGCCCTTGTATACGTTAGCAATCTGATCGTGAATAACGTATCTGAAGGAACACTGGGGACAGATAACCGTGTTGAAACCCTGGTCTATAGTGCTTTGACGGATTATGTAGGAACTAGCAAGGTTCTTACGGGGAATCCTGCGGATGGTGCCAATTACTATGGCAACCATACCAAAATGAACGCATTTGTGAATGTCCTGGATGCTAGTGGCGAAACTAGCCAGGCATTGTTGCAAAAGGTAGCTACAAACGGATTTCCGCCAAACGGTAAGCTGTTCGATAGGCCAGACGGTACGGTATTGGTGGCTGCTTTGCGGCAGTCGCCAGTTAGCCAATACACCATTGGCAATGTTATTTCAGTGTCGAAAGAAAACAGCCCTGCGCAGCCTACTGCTGTTACCGTCATCAGTAAATTCCCTGAAAGTCAGCGCCTTAATCGTGGTTTGTTCCAGGCGTGGGAAATTTCTGGTTCTAATATCGCAAACTTCAATTATTTGTTTGATGGTATCGAAAACGCAGACCCAACCAATACAGGAACCGATAGTATATTTGCTTCCGTTGCTTTGCCTAACTTTGGCGACGTGCTTATTACTGTTCCTGACTTTGGCCCAATCGTTTTGGACCCATTAGACAAGATTGTAATTAAAGGCCTAACTGGTGTTGTTGTTGCAAGCCTGTTGGTCAAAAACTCTAGCACTAATGCATATACGAAACAGAATTACTTTTGGGGAGGACAGCCCAAGGTAATTCAGCAGGATAGCCCGCTTGAAATCGATGCCAAGGATTTCCAGGCTGCATATCAGGCCTATAAAGGTGAAACTGGTTTTAGCCCTGGTCGTCAGGCCTTCATTTATTTGCGATTTGATAATACGAACCTGGTCCAGGTTGGCGGTAACAACATGGCTCCACGCATTACCGAAATAGAGCTATGGTCTAAATACAATTGCAGTTGGACAGCACTGTTAACCGATGACTTGGTAGAAACCAACGACACTAGCACTTACCCGACAGGATGGAACAGCTATAGCTCTGTTACTAATGTCGGTTCTATCTGGTGGAAGCGTGGTGTTAGCATAACTAGCCACAAGTATATGAACCCTAGTGTCCTGAAACGAATCCAGCCCCTGTATAACGCAAACTGGACTAGCAACAGGCCTAGGATGACCGTAATTAACCAGACTAGAATCAGCATCACGGAATGTCGCCAGATTGCAGAGAGATATATCGATGAAATGGCTATCAAGTCTGCCGAGTATACGGTAGATGCTCTATTCGATCCGCGCGTGGAACTAGGGGACACTGTTACGGTAAATCTGCCTGATGGTTCGTGTTTGGACCTGTTTGTATGGCAGATTAGCGATAGTGGCGGGCCTGGCCCCATGATGGCCACCTATAAATTGGTGGATTATAGTGGGGTTGCCTAGCAAGTTGCTGCTAGCCGTTCTGTAAGGCCCTGGATTCAATTCTGTTTTCAAACAGGATGAATCACCCAGGCAAGTTATTTCAGGCCCCTGGAAAGCCATCCTAGAAAGCCGGTTTTCCAGGATTGAACGCCTGAAATGGCAAATCTATACTAGATAAGTCAGATGGAGGGATGATCTGTGACCAAACCTTACGGGCCTATTGTGGGGCAGATTCATCTGGACGATGGCACCCATACCAAATTTATTTGGGTAGACGAACAGGGCCTACAGAACCCAGCGGGTAATGCTGTTGGTTCGATGGTAGATACTTTCGCTGGCCCCGTGATGCTTCAACCTAATTGGGTTGCAACACCGATTAGATCCCTAACTTTCCCTGGCTACCTATTCCCGATTGCATCTAGCGTAACGGTAACCACTGGCCAGAAAGAAATGATGGATTGGTTTCGCAAGGTATACGATCGTATCGGCAAACCTGGTATCAATTCACGGGTTACTATTGGCAATTCCTACTATCGTGGGTTTCCTGATGCAGTAGAAATTAACAAGTTTAAAAGCCATGGAAAGATCCTTGGCTATAACTTCGATTTGCGTCCTAATGAAGGAGCCTGGATTCAGTCATATCGTAGTGCCATTAACCCAGGTGGATTTGCTCGCATTAGGTACGATTCGCCATTCTTGGAGCGTTCTAGCACGGCCACTATCGCTAGCACTCCATTTCTAATCAATAATCCTGGCGATATGCCAACCAAACTGGTTTGCACGCTAACGTTCAGTGCGGCAATCAGAACCACGCGCTTTTTTCTGCGAGTTATTCCGAAAGATGGGCAGCAGGCGCAGCGTGTTGCGCTAACTCCTAACTCTAGTGGAGTTGCATACGTTTCTGAATTAGATAACGTGTACCTTGCACCTGGCGATAACTATTTGCGGGTTGAAGAAGCCAGTGGCGCATATGTGACCACTAGCACTATCCACATTAGTTGCTATGGAACTAAGTGGCGCTATTCCAGCCCCAGCGGGCCAGACCTTTGGCCTACGCTTGCAGCGTCCAGGCGGACAAGAGGCTACTATAGCACTAGTACCACTAGCACTAGCAGCCAGAGCATCAGATTTCCTGATGAAGTGCGGCAAGGCACCATAGATAACTACAATGCCAATAATGCTGGGGTTATTGTTGAAGCAGACAGCAATAACGTGCTTCGTGCTTCAGAAGATCACGACAACGTTACTTATTGGACAGTAAATAACGCAAGCGTTACTCCAAACAACATTGCAAGCCCTAACAATACCAATACTGGCGACAGAATCACTAATACAGCCCTTCTAGGTGGTGTTTATCAGGATTACACGACATCTGCTGCGAGCAAGTGGACTTTTAGCCTATTTGCTAAAACTGCAACATCAGGAACGACAATTAACCTAGCAATTGACGACATAACTGGTGGCGCGCCTGGAACTAACCTTGTTTCAACCAACTTCACGATAACTTCATCGTGGCAGCGCTTCAGTGTTACAACGCCTGCTTCTGTTGCGAGTGCGCGTATTTTGCGCGTTCAAATTGGTATTCCTAACGTCATTGGTGGAAATGCAGACGTTTGGGGTTCACAACTTGAAGCACTAAGCTATCGGTCTAGTTATATTCCTAGTCCGACCTGGGCTAGCACTAGTAATAGCTTTCGTGGCATGGATACGATTTATCTGGATAATCCTCACAATTACCTGGCTTACAGCAACGATTTCTTCAAACAGACGACCACGCAAGGAACACCAGGCCTTTGGTTTCTTGATAGTGGTTGCACTATCAGCAACACGCGAGTAGCAGGGCCAGATATAACGCCTTTAACGGCCACGCAGATTACTTACGCTGCATCTGGTGACTATATCGAGCAAACCATTATCAACAGCGAAATGCTTACGGGTCTTACCCGTGTAGTGCTGTCTGGATGGGTACGCAATAGCAGCACTACAGCCAGAAGCAGCATACTGTTTGGCATCGTTAATCAGGCCGGAACCAGTATTAACAGCGCTACCTTTACCACTTACGAAAACTGGACCAGGTTTGCGATCCCGTTCAACATTTCCGCAGGAACCACGGTAGGGCGTATCCGAATTGAAGGAACAGGTGCAAATACCCAGTATATCTATGGTTTGCAGCTAACTAACCATGCATGGGTTGGCGATACGTCATCACCTATCCCTGAATTGCCGGAAGTATATACAGAAACCCAGGCTAGTCCGATCTTGCCAGACAATACGGGTAACTGGCCTGTTTGGATGTCGCAGAATGGATATGTTCAATTCGACATCAGAAATAACGAGACATCCAGGCCAGACGCAGAAGGCAGATTGTTTTTTGGTGGCTTTAGCAATACTGGTGCTATTCCAGAGCATCCAGTTTGCTATCGAGCAAGCGCAACCACTTCTGCTAACAACAATGTGACGTTTTATCGTAGAACTATCGCAAGTGGCATTGTGGCTGCAATTGATACAGCAGTTAACCTATATGATGGCGCTTTTCATACAATCAGACTTGAATGGTTCAACTATGTTTTGAACAATGCAAGGATTATGCAGGTAAAGCTGTTTATTGATGGTGTATTGCGTCAAACAACCAATGCAGGTGCATCAGAAACAGCATGGGCCACGCCACCTAAAATGATCTTTGCGCAGGGTAGAAACGTGATGATTTCTACACAGACTTTTAGATGCAATAGCGTCTATAAGAACATTTCTATGGGCGTTCCCGAATTGCCAGCAGGCGCTATCCCTGCGGAATACTAGTTATGGATAACCAGGACTGGAACGACCTACGCAAATCCGTTTCTGACATTCACGAAGCTATTGTTGGTTCTACTAACAAAGTTGGCCTTATTGAATGGCAGCGGGCACAAGATGTAAAGTTGGCAGACCTAAGCGCCAGGCTTACCAGGCTTGAAGGCGCTAAGGAATCGGTAATAGCTACGATTTTGCGGCAGTTATGGCTAGCCGCCTGGGCCAGTTTCATTGGGGCTTTAGCTTACAAGATTGGTGGTGGTAACTGATGTGCAAGTGTAGCTGCCCGCATTGCAAGTGCGCTAACTGTTGTGTTTGTGGAGCGAAGAAATGAGGCTTTCCACTAACTTCATTCTGAATGAATTCGTTAATGACGCAGATCCCGTAAAGCCGGATAAAGCCGTCATTGCTAACCTGCAAGAACTTTGCCGCACCGTCCTGGAGCCACTTAGAACGCAACTAGGTAAGCCGATTCAAATCACTAGCGGCTATCGTTCCCCTGTTCATAATGCCCGCATCGGTGGGGCAAAAGGCAGCATGCATTGCCTTGGTATTGCGGCAGATATCGCTGTTCCTGGTGAAAACCATCCAAATACCACGGAACAAATCAAAATGGCCCGCCTGCTGTACCAGAACCCCAATGTAGGTGGCATCGGGCTTTACGAACGCAAATCCATCATTCATGTGGATATCCGTGAATGGGTTGGTTCGTATCCTTCAATGTGGCTTGAAAACAGGCAGGGCCGTTATGTGAAACTTCCGGATCATATCCTGGCGCAGATCACGAGGGGATAGGTAGACCATGGAAATCATTTCGGGAATCACGGCTATCCTGGGGCAAGCCATCCAGGCCCCTGCTTTCCAGGGCCTGATTGTTGCCGCTGCCACCCAGGCGATTAAGCAGGCCCCTGTAGGCCCCTCTGGTGGCCCTACAGTGCGCTTTATTGCTGCTGCCCTTGCCCTGGCTTCTACCGTTGCCGCTGCCGCTGCAAGGGGCAGCCTGGATAGCCTGGATGCTGGGTTGGTTGGCCAGCAACTAATCGATGCTCTGGGGGCTTTTGCGGCAGCAACAGGGATCTGGTACAGCTTGAAGAAGGAATGACATTAAAAGCCCCCTACCAATAAAGGCAGGGGGCTTTGTAACATCAGGTATTGAACAACCGGGTAGGAATTCAATTCCAGATGGTTCATTTATGTTATCACGGGCACTAATACATGGCCATACGAATTCCGGATATACGTTCTTCCCTATTGCCACCTGTATTAGACCGATAGGTTTTATAGCCCATAGAATCAAGCGCCTGTTTGAAGTTGGTAATATTCAGGGGTTTAAAGCCATTGCTTATGGTGAAACTTGTGTAGTTTTCGTATGCAGTGGCACGGGATACGCTAGCAGTAGCGTCTGCCTCGCACTTTTCCTCTACCCATAGTGCTACGTTGTTGTTATTGGTACGCTGCTCATTCAATTCTGCCAACATCTTGGCAGATGGGTTGAATCCTTCTGCATACAGCATAGCCAGGCCCTGGATAGCCCAATTAAAGATGCCCGGCAATTCCTTAGCCAGTTTGCCCTGAAGTTGCGTATCAGGCGCGGCATAGCTGGGGCTTTCTACTTTGAACAGCAGCAATCGGCGCCAGACGCCTTTAGACTTGTCTGTAATGCTAGGCATCTTGTTAGCGGAAATAATCCACCTGGCAGTTGATTCCGCACTGAAGGCTTTTGAATACTTTTGCTGCCAGACTATCTGATCTTCCCCTGTAACCTTCTTGAATATGGCTTCGTCAAACACGTCTGCCTTGGTATCGCCATCGAAATTTACCAACTTACCGAACATTTCGATAGCAGAGAACTTTTCACTGATGTCCTGTAGCGAAACAGCGGATCGGTTTGCGGAACCAACCAACATTTCGATAGTGCGCAATACCGTGCCCTTACCGGCCCCGCCTTCACCTAACAGGATTGCAGCCTTCTGGTAACTGGTGTCGTATACCAGACAAAGCCCGATAAACTTCTGCAATTCCTTACGGGTATCGGCATCTGGCAATAGCGTAGCCAGGTGGCGCGTCCACAATGGGCAGGATGCTTCTTCGTCCAGGGCAAAAGGCAGTTTTGTAAGGGTAAAGTAATCTGGCGTATGCGGGATGCGCCATTGAATGACACCCATCGTTTCAAGGAACGATGAATCCTGCATTTCGTCTGGTTCCAGGATAGCCCGGGCATCAATGTAGGCCTGGACATCCAGGATGCAATCCTGAAGCACGATAAAGCTACCGGGCCTGGATTCATCCATCCAGGTATTCAGTTTCGGCTTGCTAGCCGTAATCTTGGCTAACCTGGTGATTGCGTCATTCAGAAACGATGCTTTGCCGATAGCAGGCATACCCAATGCATCTAGCGTGTCCTGAATTGCAAAGTTAATTTCTTTCTTGCTCTTTTCGACGTAAACCCCTGCCTGATGTTGGTAAAAGTTTTCCGTAACCAGGTCGAACACCAAGCGCTCATTATCCTCTAGACGTTCTAGCGTATCCTGCGCAGCGGTCACAAAAGTATATTTCTCTGGTTCGGAAGCCTGGTATTCAGAAACTGTTTTGGCTTTTCGTTCCAATTCCGCAATAGGCAATGGGCCTTCTGGGTGGCTTATCGAGAAATTGGTGTTTTCGTCTTTCAGAACCTCTAAAATTTGTTCGTAAGTGGCAGCGTATCGCTGCCTAACCACGCCTGCTAGAGAAACGAGATAGTTATCCCGGCCATCAGTCATCTTTGAAGCCGGGCTATCCGCTGCAAGTTTCTTCCGGAAAGTAGCAATGGTTCGGGCCTGGGGCCACTGTATAGCCCCCTGCTGGGGTTCCTTCTGGCTTGCCCGTGGTTTCTTCCGTGTTGCATCCATTAGAGCCGCTAACAGGGCTTCCGGAAGCAAGGGGATGCATCCATCTACAGTGGTTACTGTCCAGTCATAAATGACGGGCTTGCTGTCTTCCGGATCTTTCGGGCCAGGATGACGGGTAGACCCAGGACAAATGGCATTTCCGTTGCTTCCGTTACCAAGGATATCGATACCCTCATGCAACTGGATACGGGATTTGCTTACCTGCTGCCCCGGGGCCAGACGGAAATAGTAATGTTTGCCCTTGCCCCCCTTACGGTAGGCCAGGCCCTGGAAATCGTCTAACTGATCACGAAACCACTGATCGGCTTCCGGGCCATCGGTATCCACGATCACTAACCCAGGATTATTAGGCCCCGTCAGAAGGGCCACGTTTTCCCCTGCCTTAAGGCGCTGGGTTCCTGTTTCTCTGGATATATGGCGATCCTGCCATCCAGGCCCACCAATAGGCTGCTTATTCCGTCCACTGCAAATGAACCTATCGAGGCTAATCCCGGATCGGGCTAGCGTGTCGCAATAGTGGTTCCAGATGTCGAGTGCGATCACTTGCTGCATTGGTAACCCCCATCGGGCTTAATTTGACTGATCCTTGTAGGTTCGCTCTATAGCAGACTTGATTAGCGTACCCTGCGGAACACCAGTGACTTCTGCTAGTTTGCGAATGTAATCGATGGTATCTTCGTGAAGTTTGACAGCATAAAACTGCATTTCGGGCTTGCTAGGCCTACCGATCTTCTTTCTCACAAGAACCTACCTTTTAATGTAAATAAATGACATGCAGACAGAAACCACCTGGGTAATGCCCCAGGTGGTCTAGCATAGGGCAGATTAGAAGGGGAAATCCCGCTTGTTCTGGATGGCCTGGCGCTGCCGCTGGTTATTAGGGACATCCACTTTCACGGGCACAAAAGGTTCGGCAAGTTTCAGGATATGGGTAGGGGAACGATCATTGTTCGGTTCCCGGTTTGCCCAAATCTCGATTACGGCTTCTTCTAAGCCATATTCCACGGCTTCATTGATAACCTTCTGGATTTCATCGATTTTGACCTTGCTCTGAAGCAAAGTCAGGCCCCCCTTGGTTTGCTTCGACCACAGTCCGCAAATCCGCCATGACTTAGTTGCTGCCATTGTTATCCCCTTCCTGAATCGTTTTCAGGGCTTCAATCAGGCTTTCGGCTTCCGTTACCGAAAGATCCTGTCGCTTGTTCTTTCCAGTGACCTGCTTCATATGAATCTGCATGCTGGCTTTGTCTAATTCCATGTCCCCAGAATTAAATACCGCTTTCCAGAGATAACCGATCTGCCGGGCCTGCTGTCCAGTGATCTTATCGTCCTGGCTATCCTGGGGGGCCTGGGTATCCTCTGATGCGTCCCGCTGCGCCTGGGTGGCTTGCTGGCCATCCTGGATGGCTTCAGGGGCATCCTGGCGGGCCTGGGTGGCCTGCTGCCCTGCCTGGGGCAAGGGGACAACATCCAGGCTATCCGCCTGCATCATTTCTTCTTGCGTGTAGATTCCGGATAGTTCACCAGGGAACGCCTTACGCAAAGCAAGGGCTTCCGCGCATTTACCCAGCATGAGGAATGGCATTTTACGCCACATCGGGCTGTTCTGCTGCGCATACTCATTCCATCGGGCAGAAGCGGCAAATTGACCAATCTGGCCATTAGGCAACAGCTTCAGAACGGTAACGCTGGCTTCCGTGGGGTAGCCGGTTTCGTGTACCTGGTATGCGGGATCGCTAGTTCCTGCATGCAGGCCAGTGCGGGCTGCAACCAATCGGTATCCATCGATACCCGTCTGGATAGACATCTTGCCGCCACGTTTAATCCCGTGCAACTGGCGCTGAAACAGATTCAAGCCACTTGCCTTAGAAACCTCGATTAGATACTGGAATTCGGTGGCTGTCAGATCGGAAAACTGGCTTTTCAAAATATCCAGTTGCTCATTCGTGTAACTGATCATTTCGAACCCTCCATTAGGGTAGAAAGAAACCCCATCCAGGGGGCAGTGGGTTGTTCTGGATGGGGCCATCTTCACTGTAGACCGATTCTAGTGTTGTGACAACCAGAAAGCATTAACCATTCCGGTAGCATCCTGGTACAGGCTGTCGGCTTCAAATTCCGTATATCCACTGGCCATATATGCCTGGATGAATTCACGGTATTGCTGGCGGGCTTCTTCTTCATATTTGCGGATCTGTTCGGTAGAAATGCCCATTGCTGTCCCCTCCTTCAGGGTTACTTGCCGGTAGGCCGGATTTCAACTTGCGAAAAGCCGTAAGTGATAGTGACTGTTTCGCCAGATTCCAGAATCGACTTAATTTCCGGGATGACTTCAGGATTAACGTAAATGTCAGCTTCGGCTATGCGGATTGCTTCGTCTATCGTGTTTGCATCGTAAGAATGATTCCACATGCCCCTGGTTGTTGTAACGAGAAACATTAATGCCCTCCAATGTGATAGTTGCTGCGATCCTGGGGCCTACCGTTGGCATCAAGCCATGCTTGCCTATCGACAAAGCTCCAAACGGTACAGAACACCAGGAACACGCAAGCGGAAGTGAAGATCACCAGGTCGATCAGGTTCTTTGCTCTGCTAGTCATTAGCCCATCCCTTTTCGGCAGCATCCAGGATTTCACGCATATCTGTAACAAAGTCAGATATCGGCAACCATTCCACGTCAGGGTTTACCACGAACAGATATCTGCAAGGTCCGTTCTGGCCTTCAACCCAGTAACTGTTAGCAGCAAGAAACTGGCGCAGCCATTTAGCGGTATTGTTCATCTTAGCCCCCACTAACTGGCTGGCTCATGGGTTCCTGGTAACGCTGCGACCGATAGAGCATCGCCACCAAGTGCTTCATGAGGCTTTTAGAATCTTCAAATTGAAAGATGTCATCCAGGGTATCCACGATGCACTGTGCTTCCGCAATAATCCAGTTTGAATTTACAGGGCCGGATTCCGTATAGACATCCACCCATACCGCTTTTACTGCCATGTTGCTGTCCCTATCCAGCACTAGCGTAGCCTCACAATGGTTCGTCATGCTCTGGATGCTGATCCGGATACGATTGCGGCTGTCCACCCATCCCCTGTAAATAAAATTGGTGCGGGTAGACGTGAATTCCACCAGACGATTATCGATGCGCATCGATATTCCATCATTAGGGATGCTGCGCAAGATCGCTTCGATTGCAGTTATCAAGCCGGGTTTCATTGCAGTAAATGTGACCATTGTTCCCTCCATTAGGGTTGTAATGTGGCCCCAGCAACGGCCAGGGCCACGGGATGCTAATTCATCTGGTCCAGTGGATGCATGAGGGCATCAGGCCACTTAGCCAGGATGGTTTGCCGGGCACTGTAGATATCCTCTGCCTGCTTCATTTCTGCTGCCACATTAAGCAAGTAACGAAGATGCATGATGATGCTAGTCCCCAGCATGATAGAACCCCCTCCAAATTCAGGGGCCGTACCACGGATCGGAACCAGGGTTTGATAGCCCACGATGCTATCCGTTCCAATCCGGTAGACCGGCCAGACATCACCGATCTTCCGTTCAACCCAGGCGCGGGCTTGATTGCAGTAAACCTCTTTAGAGCCGATCATCGTTACCCTCCATTAGGGTTGCAGGTTCGGGGCCTGGATGGCCAGGCCCCTGCTAGTCGCTAGTTGGCTTGCCAGACATAGCCGTAATTGACGGCCAAAATCAATTCAGGATGACGATCACGAGGACTAACCTCGGTAACGTGCTGGATGCTGTCTGTCCCCAGGATGGTGCATGCCTCTTCCCTGGTATAGGCAATACACAACGGGAATCCACTGGCCTGGATATAGCCGTTCCAATTTGTGGCAATGCCGGTATCCAGGTAAGTAGACTTGAAGAACTTACGGGTTGCGATCGTGTTGACCTTATCCGAAACGGCCCTCTGTTCCTGGCGCGTCCACGGCTTGCCCTTCTGGCGCCAGGTAAGATCCTGGGCCAGCACGGTAGCCATCCAGGGGTTCTTACCCTTGCTGCGGATCGTGATGATTTCAGTGGCCTGGCGCTGCTCTTCGTCGAAATAGGTGGGGGCAATATCCACCATTTCCACGGGTTGCCCTGCAAAGATGAGTTCCATTTCCATTGTGTCCCTCCATTAGGGTTGGTAGATTCGGGGCCTGGATGGCCAGGCCCCTATGGTTGCTGCTTAATCGACGGCCGAATAGTCACGCTGCCAGCGCACCATTTCCCGGTGTTCCTCACAAACGCGCTCATATTCGCGCTGCGCCAGGTCCATCTGGGGCCGGGTACGGTGGATGATGCCGAATTCCTCTGACTTCAAGTGATAGCTATAGCCGTTCGTGTAACCAACCACGGCTTCATGAAAACCACGGAATTCATCCATGAAGATGACGCGGCTACCGGTATGGTACGGGTTCTTTTCGATGTAAGGCATTGTTCCCTCCATTAGGGATGCAGTATGGGTGGCCCCCTGGCCACAAAATTAGTTGTAACAAAACCCTGGCCAGGCTGTCAAATCCTGCTTTGGTCAAGTGACCGGTCAAGTCTTGGTCAAGTCTTGGTCAGCCTGTAGATCCGCTCCTGGTCAGGCTTTACAGGTTTGGTCAAGTTGGTCAATAGAAAAAGTAAAAAGTGTATATGACGCGACCCATTTAGTAAAAAAGTTTAATTAGAAAGCAGGTAGATCCCTGTAGAAAGAAAAGTTTTCGTCAAAACACATGACCAACGTGACCAAAGCCGGGAAAGCCGCGCCATATCTCGATTTACCGGATTTGACCAAAGACTTGACCAACTTGACCAAATGTTTCGTTAGAACCGAATTTCTGGGGTATGATCATCGTGGAAGCATATTGGGGGCAATAATGGACATCCATTGGGACGCCGAAAGCCAAATGCTGGTTATCCAGTCAGAAGACATCCCTGTTAGAACCAAACCACGGCCACGGGCCACGAAGTGGGGGGTTCATATGCCCCGGGAATATCAGGAATGGAAAGCCCTTATACGCCAGGCCATCGATACGACTATCGAGGAACGTTATTCAAAGAAGCAAACACTGTTCGGCAAACAGCCCGTTTCTATGTGGCTTCTGGTTGCTGCTAGCCGTGGGGATGCGGATAACGCAGCAGGCGGGATTATGGACGCCTTCACGGGCAGCGTTTGGGACGATGATCGCCAGGTAATGGAGCTCCATATCTGGAAAGTCCCTAAGAAGCAATTGGGCTATCACTGGAAATGCAGAGTGATGCCCAAAATAGCCACGTTTGATGACATCGGGCAATAAGCAGGGACATATGCCGCATGCTTATGCACTATTTGAATGTTCTGGATGCGGTATCCAGGTTGAAGCCAAGAAGCGTAGCCCGGAATATCGGGATAAGCTATGCCGGGCCTGTTTGGTGGAATGGAACGACCTGGACGCCAGGGCCACGGCTTTCCTGAAACATTTGCGGGCTATTGGTGAGCATCTGGAATAAGGCGCCTGGTTTCGGTTACGTTGAAACAGGGGGGCAGCGACCATGACGGCTATTGAAATCCTGTCTGAAATTTGCAGCCTGACCAAGGACCTTAAGGGCCACTTCATTACTGGCAAGGACGATTGCGGGCTCTATCTCGACATTGAAATTCCAGGTGCGGATTTGTCTATCCGGTATTACGTCGAAGATGCCGAATTGCCGGGCTTGCTCGCATCCAGTAGGCCGGATTTGGATAAGGCCATCAGACAGAACATTACGGGCCTGATTGGTTGGCTAGAGGAATGGAGCGACCAGAAGGTAAGGCTCTATATCCCTTGCCAGGTAGGTTTTAAGTGGACGAAGAAGGGCCGGTTGCATATGGCCTGGCAAACCGAAAAGGGTACGCCACTTAATTACTATTGCTGGTCAAATCTGAAGCGTTCTGACTTCCCCTTGCTAAGCCACGCAATAGCGCAGCAGGAAAGCGGGAACTAATGTCGGACCTGGGGATTCCTACAGTAGAGTGCAAACTCCAGCCTGAAACAGCGGATTTGCGCATACTTATCGCATCGGATTGGCATCTGGGTTCCGAATGGTGCGATATGGCCCTGGTGCAACGTATCCTTGCCTATGCCGATAAACAGAAGGCATATCTGATCCTATGTGGCGATATGCTCGAAATGGCCATTAAACGTTCTGTTGGTTCGGTGCATGAGCAGAAACTTAGCCCCCAGGAACAATTAGAGCAATTAGAAGAACTGTTTGGGCCTAGGGCTCACAGAATCCTTGCTTGTTTGACGGGTAACCACGAAGCCAGGACAGCAAGGGAAGCGGATATCGATGTTGTATCGTTTTGGTGCGCATCCAACAAAATCCCGTACCTGAATAAGGCAGGCGCACTTGCTATCCATGCGCACGGGCAAGTATGGGTTGTTTATGCGCAGCATGGCGTAAGGGGCACTGGACGCAAGCCAGGCGCAAGTTTGAATGCAATCCACGATATGCAGGAAAACGTGGTTGCCGATATCTACTTGCACGGGCATCACCATAGGGCTAGCGTAACTAAAACGACTGTTCTTAAGTACCAACCCAATGTTGGCTTCTATTGGCAGCGTAGATGGTTTATCAATGCGGGTACGATGCACCGATATGGGGGATATGCATCAGACGGGGCCTATCCGCCCACCGAAACGGGATGCTATCTTGTTCGTCTATCGAAAGCACGCAGCAGCGGTAAATATCTGATAGCAGACTTGCTAGACCGCCAGTTTTTCGGAATGAGCAACTAATGAGTGACGATTTGATGCTGCCAAAAGAGCGCAGGCCAAAAGGCCGTTCTGTTACCCGTGGTAGACCACGGGGGCCATCAAAGATGACGCAAGATAGGGTAGATATCATCCTTCAGTGTTTGGCAGAAGGTCTATCGTTTGCGGCAGCAGCAAAAGCAGCCGGGATTGCACCTACCACGCTTCAAGACTGGAGGGCGCAGGATGATGTGTTGAATCATCAATGCGAACAGGCAATTGCATCCTGGGAACGCCAGCATGTGAATATAATTAGCCGATCAGGGCAAGAAGGGGACTGGAGGGCTAGCGCCTGGCTGTTGTCTCGCAGATTCCCGGATAGGTGGGGAGAGAGAAAGCCGGAAATGGAACGCCAGCAGGAAATTGTTATCCGATGGGCAGACGAACAGGATAACCACGCAGAAAACTAAGGGGGCTAATGGTGCCAATGAACGAGAACGAAGTGCAAATGCTTACGGACATTTGCACGCGCATACGGGAAGAATTTGCTTCTTGCGTATACATCGAAGCCACTAAAAGATGGAGCCAGGCATCAGTTAGGCAGATGATGCGGGATGCGATGGCGCAACTGGCCAAGATAGACGATGAAATGATTCGCATCGCTTTTTCTGACATTGAAGAAGAAGCAAACAGGCTAGAGGGCAGCAATGCCTAAAGATGGAATTGAAACCCAGATCAAATTGCGCCAGGATGACAACGGATACCCGGTTGTCGTTATCGAACTGAAGATGTCCTGGATGTTACTTACGAAACTGGCTGCAACCATCAAATGGCTAAAGGTTGCGGGCTCTATGGCCACAGTGAAAGAAAGTGACAAAAGCCAGGCATAAGGAGGGCTTATGCAGGCAATTTGTCCTATCTGCAATTCTGATTTCATTGCGGAAGTTAACCCGTACGGGCACTTACCACAAAAGTATTGCACGATGAAATGCAAGAACGAAGCTAAGCGGCTTCGTGAAAAAATCCGCCCTCACAAGAGCAAAGCAATGGTACATAACCCTGAAATCGTGGAGCTTATCAAGAAAGCCACGGAACAGGGAAAGAAGCCGTCACTTATTGCTAGCGTGCTCGATAAGCACGGGGTTTTGCAGCCAAATGGTAACCCGTACACGGTGAGGATGATTAATGTTATTGCCGGGCGATAATCTGCAATTTAACCAATACCAAGAAGCAGCAAGCCGAACAGCCAGGACGGAAATGATGCCGGAACATCGGTTAGCCATTGCGGGCCTGGGGCTTGCTGGCGAATCTGGTGAAGTTGCGGATCTAATCAAGAAAGCCCTGGGGCATGGGCATCCATTGGATGCAACGGCCATTATTGAAGAACTAGGTGATGTTCTCTGGTATATCTCCGAAATTTGCAGCGTCCTGGATACGCAACTGCATAGCGTGGCAATGCGTAACATCGTAAAGCTAAAGAAGCGATACCCGCGTGGTTTCGATTCGCAGCAATCGATAAATCGAGGTAGCGAATGAACTACAGGCTGGATGGCATCATTAGCTTTCTAAATCGTGTCGTTAGTGAAATGACGCATCTAGCGACAACAGAAACCAGGTTTGCAGTGCGCAATGAGCTTAGCCTGTATATCAACGACCTGGAAATGGTGATCGGTGGCTTAGAAGAAATGAGGGATGATGTCTAATCCACATAAGCCCTATGCGCCATCTGATCGCAGAATTGAACAAGTAAAGCAATTTACAGCGGCAGGGCCGATTCATTTATCGAAACTTTCGGCTAATATGCGGGTGCATGAATCACTTGCACGGAAGATCGCTTTATACATCTGGGACAACCACGATAAGCCTGATTACATCAATAAGATCTATGTAAACAAGAAGGGTTCTACCACTATCACGCTAAGCCTCATTGATTCTGTGCAATATCACAGGCAGAAGCGTCAAAACGATGGCAATATGCGATGCGCATCGTGTAATCTACCTGGCCAGATGGGTCATCCCTCTAGCGTGTATTGTGATTCGTGTTCGGTAAGCAAATATCTGGACAAGAAGAGCAGCGTAGAACATCTAAGCAATGATCCGCGATGGAAAACCATTGTTGCGCGGGATCTGGCAAAGTATGGTTGTTGTTTGATTTGCGGCAGCGAAAAGGCGAAAGAACGGGATTCCCGGTATTGCAACTGGCGCCATGACGTACTGATGCTAGACCCAGGTGAAGTGGATGCTTTGTTTGATGCCTATGGTTACGAACCAGAGCAACGGGATACCTGGGGCAGATTGGTTACACGATGAAAGTAACCTTGCCCCCCTTGCATGCACTTCAGAAGATGGTTGCAACCCATCCTGCCCGCTTCAAAATCCTCGTTTGCGGCAGGCGCTGGGGTAAGACGCGCCTGGGTTCTGTAATGGCCCTTAAGGCCGCACTGGAGGGCAAGCGGGTATGGTGGGTAGCCCCTACCTACTCTATCTCTACTATCGCCTGGCAGATGATCAGACCAATGGCCAGCCAGTTAGGTGGGGAAATAGCCGAATCCACCAGGACAGCCAAATTCCCTACTGGAGGGTTCATTTCCTGCAAGTCTGGCGACCAACCCAATAACTTGCGTGGGGAAAGCCTGGACCTGGTGATCCTGGACGAAGCCGATTTCCTGGATGAAATTGTTTGGACTGAAGTGTTGCGACCTGCCCTAGCAGACAGAAAAGGCCAGGCTGTAATGATTTCAACCCCTAACATTGAAGGGGGTTGGTTTCATTCCCTGTTCCAGAAGGGCCAGGATGGAACCCAGGACATCATTTCCTGGCAATTCCCTAGTGCGAGCAA